GGTCAATCCACGTATACAGAGCCTCTTGAAGAGTTTCGTATCATTTGTACCGTTGTTGGAGGTCGAAAGGCTATACTAGAAACCGGCTGCACTCAGGTGTGCCATTGTATCTAGTATGGGGTCTTTCGGGCCCTCATATCTAGTGCAGTGTCGCTGTTGTTAGTACGACAGGACTCGGTCTAGGTGTCTTGCATCTAAGTGCGCGACTTTTCAGGAAATGGCTTTACAGGAAATCAAACCTTCTCAACCTATGCCAATTGAGATTAAATTGAACACCCTTTATTAGTAAGTTTCAGGGGACTGAAAACTTCATAGGCTATGGCAAGCTTATTATTACATTCGAGTTATTCATACACACGAGCGCCATCTCGTGTTACAGATGAATAATCCGGTATCGATCCGGATCAAATCTTTGACTCAAAAGTTGGGTAAGGACCCATATTAAGGCTGTTTTCAGTCACCTATTTGTCCGACCTTTCCCTCACGGGCTTGGTCACATTAGTTTTAGTATTGTGATTCTTAGTTTATAGCTACAAGCTGTATACAGCCCAAGTTTAGTGTCCCGCTACAGGGACACGTACTGATCAGATCTTTAGATCCAAAAACGTCAGATCAATCAAACCTAAGTCCGTGAATGTGATTCGGAATAGCCCCCTCTAACGGAGGTACTGATCAAAGGGCGATATAAGAGTGAAATGCCGTTCCGACCGCAATTTCATGTCAGATCACTATCGGGGCGGCCGACTGGAGGAGAAAACCCAGCGGACGCCGACAAAAACCTCCATGGAGGTGTGTACTAGTTTAGATTTAAGCCCGGTGGGCAGTGCTATAAAGGCGCTGAATATTGTCCCACAGCTGTAAGCGAACAACTGAAGTTATAGAAATATGATGAGAGTTGAAGGCAAGAGATCCGTTTATGCGGAACGCAGCACGGTAGCGAACCCCTTGACGTTTGAAATACACATCCAAGTCCACGCCTAGGAAACGTGGATATCGACACTCAGTTTGGACAAATCGTGCATTGGCTGAGCTAGACATGGTGGTGCCTTCGGGTCAACACTACTAAGCCTCAACAGGTTTAGTGGTCGACTCGAAGGCATCAATCGCTTCATAGCGTTGGTGTCTTCGATGAAACTACTGAACTTCAAGAAAAATGAATAATCAGACACGCTCTGATGTTTTAGATATAGATAACATGAAAAATCAAATTGAGATACTTAGTATTAGGATTCTAAAGACACTTGACATCGCTTCGATGATTCATTTTAAACGAACTGACACATGCGTGTGCCACAGCAATGGCTATAATGGCCCACATAATTGCTGCAGTTGTAAATACATCAAGGTGGCTCAACATGATTTGGATATCTGGGCCCAAAGGCATATTTTGCCAATGCAAGCAGAAAGAGCAGAATTGTCCGTTAAGTTGGCAATTGCTGAGAAAGAACTTGCAGCTGCACAAGCAATAGTGCAGCTAAAAACAGAGACCACTGTTCCTCAAGAGCAAGAGTGGACGGATAAGCAGAAAGCTGCCCGTGACCACTTTGCTAAAACTGGAGAATATTGGATTGGATCAAAGTATGGACCAGGATTCGATGATTGGGGAGACCTGATGGAAGACATCGATGAGTATGAGTCTTTGATTCCTTCTCAAAATGAAGCGAGCCCCACGCTTGGGGCCCAAAGCGGCGAATGCATGATAAATGCATTAGATGAAGTTATCGGTACACAAGCTGATAACTCTGAGGAAGACGAAGCCTTCAACGAAGCTTTGAGAAACATTTTCCCAATTGATGAGAACGATCAATTTGTGCAGGTAGCACAAGGAGCACAGAGTTCTCAAGAGAATCCAATTACTTTCTTCCTGAGCACAGGAGGACATATGGTGGAGCGCACGCTTGCGCACTATTGGGATGAGGTATTGACTTTGGAGTCAACCTCAACGTTGCGATCATATATTGATGCAATGGAGTTGGGTATGCCCCATCTCAAAACTGACATCCTTGAGTGGATTTTGTTCAAAACGCGGGTTGCACCAGTAGGGCGACCTTGGGATGAGAAATATCTCGTCAGGCAAGTCATTGATCTTGCGCGTGAACATTTCGCTACACGGGTGGCAAACAGAGTGACTGCTCGTGCCCGTATGGGTATTGATGACAGACTCCAGCCACAGGCTGGACGTATTGCCGTTGACTTGATGAAAGGCATCAATAAGATGGTAAAGGGACATCAAGAAGCGATTCACTCTGGAATACAGCTTGCCGCTTTAACAGAGTGGAAGGGCATTAACGCATTAATGGAAAACATTGGTCTGTTTTGGATGGACTGGTGTAGGAGCAAGTCCAGTGTGGATTGCATCATTAGTGTATATCGCTTTTTCAAGTCACAATTCGGTTTCAGCATTAGTGCTGGCATCACACAGTTCATTGTGGACATAATGGACGATCTTAAGGCCTCATTGATGGAGGTACAAGATGTGTATGATGAGAATCAAGGATTGGCACCGCAGGCAGGCTTTGCAGAATTCCTAGATGGCTATAAGGCTGTCACCAGGTCGTGCGTGTGGGAGAAACTTTCCAAACTTGCCATGTTGATTGGCAGTCTGGCTATGGGCTACTTTACAGGGTCCAATCTCACAGCAAGCAAGTTTGCTACGATTTGCAAACAGATCTATTCAGGGATGGTTGCAACTGACGTAATAGGTCAGATCATGGAAGCCATCCAAGCTATATACAACAAGTGTCTACCCGTGTTGATGGGTAAAAAAGACATGTCCAGTATATGGATTGGATTGGGTGATGGACGTCAACTGGATGTTGACATTGTAGATTTCATCACAGTAGGCACCAGGTATGTCGATGGTACATCCAATGCGGATGATAAGAAACCAGAAGTACTACTTATTGAGGTGGTAGCAATACTACGCAAACTCAATGAAATGCTTGCTTCCACAAAGGACGCTTCCAGTCGTTCACACATTAAGAGAACCATACTCCAGGTAGAGGGAGTGCGGCAAGGTGTGTGCAACAGACACAACAACGCGGGGATGCGCATTGCACCTTTCTTTCTTTCCATAAATGGTGGGACAGGAGTGGGCAAGTCGGCCCTTTTGTTGGAATTGATCGCAGCTCTACAGCTGTCTGAGAAGTTACCAGCAGGGCCTAAGCACGTTTTCCGCATGGATGACCAGGACTCATATCAGTCCGGTCTAAATAGCCAGCACAATTCATACATCATTGATGATTATGGCAACACAAAAGCACAGTTTGCGAAGATAGTGCCTACAGATGTTATCATACAGTTGGCTAACAATTGTCCAAAGTTTGCTGTTATGGCAGATTTGGCAGCTAAGGGTGCAGTGCCTATGAAACCTCACTTCTTGCTGCTGACGACAAATGTGAAGGAGTTACACGCAAACACTTTCTCAGAGTGTCCAGAGTCTATTTTGCGTAGACCTCATCTGCACATTACGATGTTAGTTCGTAGTGAGTTTGCAGATGGTGAAGGAAAGTTGAGGGAGGATGTTAATCCAGTAGCAGAGAACAATGATTGCTGGCTATTCGTAGTCCAGGAATACTTACCGAGTCATAAGGATGCGGTACAAGGATTTGTTAATGTGAAAGATAGCGGTAAGGAGCTAGTGGGGATTGATTTTGTTACCCTGCTCCGCTATTGCGTGAAGAGGTCTAAGAGACATCACGCTCGACAACGCTCATACATTGAGCACAGTAACACGGCTCACATGGTGGAAAGATGTGAGTGTGGAGTACCAAAGAGACTCTGTGAAGGGTGCGAGTTCAATTTAACGGACATGGCACCACAGGCAGGGTTCTTCGCACCAGAAGTGAAGTTAGCTTCACTTTATATGGGGTATCGCGAAGTAATGAGTGCTCCCTTCGGTAGGGAATTGGTTAGGGACACCGTAAAACCTCTGTTTACAAGCACAGGGGTGGTGACCGCCGTATCCATTGCCATTGCTTATTTGAGCAACACTCTCACTGGCCCTTTAATGTTCTGGGCCTTAGCACTATCGGTTTTCGCCATGGTAAGCATCTATCGGGTGCTTACGTATCGCATTACTTTGGATGTGCAACCAGTGGCGCAGCATTGTGCCAATCTGGTGAGAGAACAGTTGTTGGGACATAAGGCCAAGCTGATAGCTGCGTTAGTAGCTGCCGCTAGTGTCTATAAGGTCTACAAATGGGCCAATCAGGGCCAACAATCGAGCCCACAGGGATCAATACCATCAAGACCCAGAGTTAACTTTGAGGTAGGTAAAATACCTGATAATTGGCGTAGACCGGAGGTAACGGTGAGACCTCTTAATGAGGATACCAATACTGCGACTGGTAGGCAATTGGCTGAAGTTTTGCAGAGCAAAATATGCACAGTAAGTGTTTTTACAGACACGGTGCACAAATTTGCGGCTGCCATACCAATTGTCACAAATTTCTGGTTGGTGCCGTATCACTTGATACGTGACAACTATGAGAAAGTGAGAATACAGCATACAGGTGATGATGTCATTAACTATGCGCATACCGCCATTCGCGAGGGGTCATACAAACGCGTTGGCAAGACGGACTTTGCTCTGTTGTATATGCCAGGTAAAGGGGATCAGAAGAACATCATTGATTACTTCCCACAGGCCACAGTGGCTAATGAGAATTGCCGATATGTTCAAAAGCCTTGTAGACTAGTCTTGTTGGAGCAAGAAGTCATCAAGGCGCCTGATGGTATTAAGAACATACAGAAACCTAAGAGATCGGTGCATTGTATACAGGTTTCAAGTAATCATGTTGCCCCACAAGGGGTGGAGCCCTATTGGGGTGGTGATTACACAAGTCCAGTGGATACGTTCACTGGCATGTGTGGATCTGTCATAGTGGCAGAAGGCCACAGTCCATTCATCGTGGGATTGCATTCCGCTGGTGTCGCTGGTAAGCGAACAGCAAGTTACTGTACAGTGACTAGGGAAGACTTGCAGGAGTGCATTGCAGACATGACTGGGCCGAATGAGCCTATGATGCAGGGATCTGATGAAGGACCCTTGCAACTAAATTTTGAGCAAATGCCGTTTCAGAATGAGTTGCCCAAAAACACACATTTTGAGTATATGGAGAATGCTGAAGTTGACATCATTGGGTGCCACGCTGGGAGAAAGCGTAGGTATACTACGATGGTCAGAGCAACTGATTACTCAGAGACCGTGGAAGAGAAGTTTGGTGTGCCAAGGAAACACGACGCACCAGCTTTGATGAACCATTGGTTTCCAGGTCGCCTATGGGCGGAATCCTGTGCCAATTCGAAGCCCATGAGCATGTACGCGTTGCGCTATGCATTTGTGTCGTTCAAGAAGAAGGTGTTTGATCACCTGAACGCACATGAGGATGATAAGCAAGACATTTGCGTACTTGAGGACATCGTCAATACTTCTGGACTCGATGGAGTTAAGGGATTGTATAAGATGAATCTCAATGCAAGCGCTGGCATACCGTATTGTAAGCCAAAGAAGGACTATGTGAAGGCCTCCAGTGATTTCTTTGATGGGATCACAGTACCATATGAGCTGACAGATGAGATGAAAGCTGATGTGAAAACGTTGGAGGATATATACAAGTCTGGAGCCCGTGGGTATGCACCACATAGGGCTAACAGAAAAGACGAGGCAATCAAGATTGGCAAGGCGAAAGTGCGTATCTTTAGTGGTACGAGCATGCCATATCTATTTCTCATGCGCAAGTACTTTTTGACGATAAGTGTCTACATGCAGCGATACCCAGAGGTATTTGAGAGCGCAGTAGGCACAAATCCTTACAGCCACGAATGGACAAGGCTGTACAAGTACATATCCAAGCACGGGATTGACCGGATAATTGCTGGAGATTACGAGAAGTATGATCAGTTCGTGCATTCAATGCTTACGTATGCAGGGTTTAAGATCCTGATACAAGTGGCAGCATGGGCTGGTTTTGAT